CTAGTAATCTCAGTGTCATCAAAATAGACTGTCGAGATTCTAGACCCTGCTTCTCCTGTAAGAATGTCTAGCTCAGACCAGACATCAGAATTATTCATCTGCCAGATGCGGATTGGAACCCTTGTAAAGATGAATATGCCCGCGAGGCTGGCATCATTTGCCACACCAGACGTGTTGTTGGCGGGCACTGCAACTCCAAGTGTTAGACGATTCACTCCTGACTCGAGCGTAGTTGGTGTCATTTTTGATCCTCCTTTTTTGCTGTTTTTGGAAATAACACATTCTAATTATTGCCGAGCGGGAGAATAAAAATGAAAAATAATCGTAAACTAAATTCTCTCCTGGACCATCTCTTCGAGACGTGCCAAGCCTTTATTAATAGTCTCCATGTCAGGGCCGTACGAGAATCTCAAATAATTTTTAAATCTTGATCCCGCATTCTTCATTCTTTTCCCTGGATTGACATCAAAGAACTCTCCTGGGACAGCAATCACTTTCTTTTCTAAGCAAGCGTGAAAGAAATCCATGCCAGTGTTTAAGCCCTCAGGTAGTGCTGATACATTTCCCCATAAGTAGAATGATCCACCTGGCTCACAGTCAAATGTTACGCCTATTTTTCTGAGTCCATCCATCATGACTTGACGTTTCTGTCTAAACTCTTTCTGAATAGACTGTGTCTCTTGAGTCACAGTTTCAGGCGTTACGAGAGATACTGCTGCTCTTTGAATTGGGCGAGGAGCTCCACCGTCCAAGAAGCTACCAGCGCTATTGATGGACTTAATAACATCTTTGGGACCAACTACCCACCCGATTCTCCACCCTGGATATCTTTGGTTTTTTCCGAGACCGTTAACTATCAATACATTGTCTTTGTTGACATCATTAATGTATTTGCAGCAACTTAGTGTCTCTCCTGATGGGACACCTTCCCAAACATAAGAGCTATAAAACTCATCCATAATCAGAGAGCATCCTGTCTCTCTTCCTGCTTTGATCCATTCTCTGAGGTGTCTTCCAGATATTGTCTTACCTGTAGGATTGCAAGGATTTGAAACAAGTACTGCGCCTAATCCTCTTCCCTGGATCTCTTTTCTTAAATCTTGGTGAGAAAACGTGTATCCGTTATCAGGGTCAAGCATGATTGGAATAGTGTTAAAACCTTTAAAGGTTGACAAAAGCTCTTCATAGGCTGTGTAATCAGGTAAAAAGTGCCCTAAATTAATAGCGTCAAGAGCGGCAACCACTCGGGTTAAAATAGCTCTACCTCCACCGGCAATTGAGACATTTTCTGCTGTGTATTTAGATTTCTTATTTTTTCGGTAAAGAACATTGTACATGTTCGCGATGGCTTCGCGGAGTTCAAGAAGCCCACCGACAGGTGCATACTCATGATCACCTTCATCGATATCAATGTGGCTAATGCGCTCTAATCCACCCTCTAAGTACCCAGTCTCAGGCTGCCCTTGACCGAAATTACACCAATCAGGATGACCGCGATAGAAGCCTAGCTTCATAGCCGACGATGTTGTAAAAATAACACCAGTTTTTGGAACCTGACGAAACACAGATTTTGTCATAGATGCTCTCCGTTAAAGGCACATCTATTAACTATTCTATTTCGACACCTACTTCGACTGAGATTTTCATTTCGGGCATGCCAACGTGATCAACTAGGCCGATTTCTAGGCACTCATCAGCTTCGAGAAACCAGTCTGCTCTTCCGCGCTTGTGAATCTCTTTGAGGAAGTAATCTGGTCTTTTCCCGCAGTTGGATGACATAAGACGCATAATCTTGTTATTCAAGCGATCCGACTCATTAACATCTGCTTTTAGCTCTTCCACTTTTTGGCGACTGCTCATAGAACTAACATCATGAATCATAATAGTTGAGTTGGGCGCAGCATATCGATATCCCTTGGTGCCACAAGAAAGAAGAACAGCTCCGCATGACATAGCCTTGCCTTCTGCGATCGTCATAATTGGAAGTGTTGCACTTTCAATCGTATCAATCATGTTTAAAAGAGAGTATACTGCACCACCGTATGAGGCAATAACTACAGGAATCACAGGCTGCCCAGTATTGTGAGCAGCATTGACTTCATCTCTAAATTTTCTAGCAGCATCCTCATCAAACTTATTGACAGTAATAATGATCGGATTGTATCTTAGCTTGACTTCGCTAATCTTTTCATCTATTTGTATAGTTTTTCTCATTTTGAAAAATCTCCTCAGATATAACTATCCGCACTTTCCATGTCCGCAGGATTTACATGTGACGCATCCTTCTTGATAGATCAAAGATCCTTCCGCGCCACAGTTTTCACAAACTTCTTCGCTTGCTGCTGTACCATCCGCAATATAATTCTTAAGAACTCTTGCAATTACTCGAGAGAAAGATGAGAAATCAGTATCTCTATCCTTCTGAAGTTGTTCAACCATAAAGGAGACTGGCGCGCCGTGACGAAGAGCAAGAGAGATAGTTCTTGTAAAAGCTGAGTGTGTTGGGTTGTCAAACACTTCCACGACATCCTTGATGCAAAACTCATCTGTCGCGTGCCCAAACCTAAGGTCGTACTTAGAGTTCTTTGTCTTTCGAACTCTCTTTGTCAGAGTTCCATCTTTATAGTACCTGGGAATCTCAATCTTATTGGCTAAGCCACCAAAAACCTCGTAGGGCTTGCCATCCATGAGGCCAACAAGAATTGTCCACTTTTCACCTTTGATGGAAGTCTGATGAATATCACAGTCTAGAAGATCAGGACGCTTAGGTGCTGGAGTCTCAGAGAAAGCATCATCATTTGGCTTAGTATCGCTTGAAACAAGAACGCCAGATCGAGAACCATCTCTGTAAACTGTCACACCCTTCAAGCCTTTCTTCCAGCCACGCCAGTAAACTTTTTTCACATCATCAACTGACACATCGTTCGGAAGATTAATAGTCTTGCTAATTGCGTGACACACCCATCGCTGGGCGGCGGCTTGTAAGTCTACAGCAGACTCCCAATTAATTTCATTTGCAGTTGCTTCTGCGTATGGACTATCTTCAATCTCAGTCAGCCCTGTCGCATCCATCCACTGCTTGAACCCATGATGATACACATCAAATTCTTGCCACTTATCTCCGAGATCATCTACAAAATCAGGAGTAGCATCTGGATCGTTTGAGTTTATCTTCTTTCTGCGTGTGTATTTTAGCATGAAAGCAGGCTCAATACCCGATGTTGTCTGGGTAAGCACAGAAACGCTTCCGCAAGGGGCAGTGGTAGTTAATGCAATATTTCTCCTACCGTGATCTCTGTGCAATTCTCGAAGCTCTGGAGCAGCTTCAAAAAGCCTCTCCATAAATGGGTGTCCTTCTTCCTTGTCAAAGTCGTAAACAGGGAATGCGCCTCTTTCGGTAGCCATGTGGCAAGAAGACTCGTAGGATCCGATAGCCAAAGTGCTATAAATTTTCTCAGTCAGCTTGATAGACTTCTTAGAGCCATACTTTGCACCAAGCATAGCCAAGGTGTCTCCGATTCCTGTCACACCCAAACCTGTTCTTCGACCGGCTTGAGCAACCTCTTTAATCTTTCGCCACAAAAGGAGTTCATTTCTTTTGACTTCATCTCCTTCGGGATCAGCTTCAATCTTATTGATTATCTTATCAGCGCACTCAATCTCAAGATCAATCAGATCGTCCATGAGTCGCTGGGCTTTTCCTGCAACCTCTCGGAAAAGGTCGTAATCAAATTCTGCTTTCTTTGTAAAAGCATTATTGACAAAAGAAGTCGTATTCAAAAGAAGCAAGCGGCAGCTATCGTAAGCTGAAAGGGTAATTTCGCTACAAGGATTTGTGCTGATTGTGTGAAATCCGTCATCCTTATAAATTTGAGCAGGAGTGTAGTTTAGAACATTGTCCCAGAAAAGAAGACCGGGCTCAGCAGATCCGTGTGCAGACTCAATGATCTGATTCCAGATATCTGCAGCTGAAGCTGTTCTGGTGACAACCTTATCATCTCCGGTAGCATCAACAGGGAAACGAAGCTCATAATCTTCATTGTTCTCAACTGCGGTCATAAACTCATCAGATAGCCTGACGGAGATATTCGCACCTGTCACCTTCGATAGATCACGCTTGATATTAATAAAGGTCTCGATGTCTGGGTGATGAATTGAGATAGTGAGCATGAGAGCGCCTCTACGACCTCCCTGCGCCACCTCTCGGCAAGAGTTAGAGAAACGCTCCATGAAAACACCGATGCCATCAGTTGTCTTTGCAGCGTTAGAGGTACGTAAACCGTGCGGGCGGATGGACGAGATATCAAATCCAACACCTCCGCGGCGCTTCATGATCTGAACCTGCTCTTGATCTGTCTTTAAGATTCCACCATAAGAGTCTTGGGGTGAGTCTACAACAAAGCAATTAGACAAAGACTGGATCTGGTGTGTGTTACCGATACCTGACATGGGTGAGCCTTGCGGAACAACATACTTAAAATTCTTGAGAAGCTCATAAATCTCATCTTCGCTCATTGGGTTAGGATACTTTGCTTCTATTCTAGCAAATTCCTTCGCAATCCTCTTGTGCATCTCATCAGGCGTGGACTCAAGGTAATTTCCTTGATTGTCCTGCAATGCATACTTCGTAGCAAAGACGGAAGCAGCAAGCTCGTCGCCGCTAAAATACTCTAAAGACTTCTCAAAAACTTCATTATAATTTGCCATTTTTATTCCTGGTTGTAATTCTTTTTTATATTATTGCTTTTCGCTGGTTTTGTTTTCTCTTTTACTAACTTGTTTCCACTTTTGTTGCAAAACCTTTTTTATGTCACTTTCATTCTTGCCTTTTGCTTCTTCAAGTGTCATCTCATCAGCATTTTCAATAACAGAGAACATAGACATAGCAGTGTTTAGCTTGATGGGAAACAGTATTCCGTCTCGACCAGCTCTGTTCTTCGCGATATAAAGCCTGCCTAAGCCGGAAGCTTTTTCAGCAGGCTTTCTTGAGATCGAAACAACAACATCAGCGACTTGAGCTTTTCCGTATGATTCTGACATGTTTTCGAGACCTACAATATCAGAAGATGCGCTGTCTCTATTGCTTTGAGAAGCAGTCCAGATCGGGATGTTTTTCTCCATCGCCAAGTTACGAAGATCTTCATAGACTTTTTTAAGCTCATGCCGCATAGATTCATATTGCCGTGATGATCTCATAATATCTGCATAATCGATCACGAGAAGATCAGGAATAAATCCTTTTAAGGAAAGCTTTTCAATGTGCGACCTAAGAGTTTGGACTGTAGCAGTACCTGTTGGATATTCCTTGATTATGATTCTGCCCAAACCTTCCATTTCTGAGTATGCTTCTCTTACTTCTTCAGATCTCTCTGGAACTTCGTTCGATGGAATCATGCAGATGTTTGAATCATACCTTAAGCCTGTTGCGTTTTCGGTAAGCTCAAAAGTGTAGTGAATAACATTCTTACCTTTTTTAACAGCGGCTGCGCCAAGATTAACAAGCATATGTGACTTACCTACACCTGTTGGAGCGGTAATCACACCAATCTCTCCTCGGCCTAAGCCCCCATTTAAGATACCTTTTTGATCCAGCGCTTCAAGTCCTGTGGCGACAGGATGTCGACTAACTCTTACAAAGCGTGCATCCATATCTTCAAAAAGATCGTGACCAATCGAAGGGGTAGTTCCAACAGCGAGGGCGCTTCTCATAAGATCCATAACAGAGTCAAACTTATCTGTCTGAATGAGATCTACAGCTTGCTCAAGTGCACCTCTAAAAGCTTGCTTCCTACAAAAATCGAGAGCTTTGTCCTTGACGTATTCAAGATCACCCATGTCTGGATTATGCCTGATTCTTTGCAAGTACTCAATTATTTGGTCGCGAAGAACTGTATCATTTCCTGCTTTCAAATCGTCTCGTATAATCGACACAAGCAATTGGAGTGTAGGAAAGTCTTTGTATTTTGTGTGGTACTTAAAGTATCTGTCGGCCAAAAACTTAAGATATTTCAAGTCAAAGAAATCAACATTAATAACTTCAGACATCTGTTCTGCCCAAAGTCTATCTGTTAACAATCCTTGAACGATTTTTTCTTGGAAGGCCTTGCCGTAACTTCCAAAAGAGACACTCGAATCATCGTAAGACACGTATCTTACTCCTTTTACTTTACGTAAATCATGCTTAATAAGAGGCCTTCGACATCCAAATTTTGAATGCCCATTTTGATCAGCTCTCTCATCAATGTAATCTTATTTCTAGAAGGCTCAAATGTATCTATTATATGATTGATTTGATCCATTTGGCCTGCCGATAGATTATTCGTATCTAAATATATCAGACGCCAATTTCTCTTCACGATATCAAAATTATCAACTATCTCTCTGTACAGCTTAATTTTCTTATCTGTGTTCGAAGAAGCAGCATCAAAAATTTCCATTAAAGTTGCTTCTTCGTTTGTTGCTAAAATAGGAAATCTTTTAGCGACTGATTTAAACCCTGCTCCCTTAATCCCGTCAATGTTATCAGAGCTATCTCCCACCAGGCACTTTGCTAGGCAGTAATTCTCGCAAGATACACCTGTTAAGTCAACGACATCTTCAGCTTCAACAATCTCTTTTTTGCCGAGCCTGTATATTTTAGTTTTATCATTTAGCAGCTGGTAGTAATCTTGATCTGATGATATGATGACTTTGTTTTCATCTCGTAAAGCGTACTTGCAAAGATAGCCGATGACATCATCGCACTCACAGTCACCAACATATACTTGACATATAGGTAGTTTCTTAAGCAGGGAGATTAGAGATGCAATCTGGTAATTTTTATTCTTTTCAGAATCAGGTATATCATCCCCATAGAACCTGTTCATTCTTTTGGGCTTTTTACCTTTTTTATATGCAGGATGAATTGATCTTCTTCTAGAAGATCCTCCGCCTTCCCAAACAGCAATAATCTTAGTCGGGGAAAACTTATTACAAACTCCTCGCAAAGTCTTAAGAAACCCTACAGTCCCACCTATATGATGGCCATGCGAAGACATTTTAGGATTTGCCGCATAACATCTAATGAAGATGTTCATGCAGTCTAGTACAAGAACAGTGTCATTCATTTTATTTGCCTGAAGAACCGAATCCCTTGTCAGATCTTTTTGACGGCCTTACGATATCAACTTCCATAAATGACGTGGTAGATGACAGCGTTTTAGCATGCACAGCGTAAACAACAATCTGAGCGACACGATCACCTGTGCTTACGCTATAATCTTCTTTTCCGCCATTATAAAGAATTGGGCAAACCTCACCCCTATAGTACGGATCAACAATTCCACCCACAGGAAATACAGAATGCTTAAGTGCCAGCCCTGATCTTCCCTCAATCTTTAGTAGGATCGCTTTATGGATATCGTTGTCATAGGGTGTTTCGGCAAGAACCAAGCCTGTCTTAATTTGACGAGACTCTCCTGGAGGAATAATACAGTTTTCCACTGCATAAAGGTCCCAGCCCACATCACCGTGATTTTGAGTCGGAATAACCGCCGACGGGTGTGCTTTCTTAACTTTAATAGTCAGGCTCAATTTAACTCATCCTCAGCAAGATCCATTGCGATTGATCTTACTTCTTCGTAAGAATTTGTATCAACTTCTTGATTGTCTTTAAAGCGCTTTACAAGAATCTCTTCAAGCATTACTTCAATGTGCTTAGCATACTCAGGGTCATTCAAAAGATCTTCCATGCCGCTCTTTGTGAATTTTTTCTCAACCTTCACTTCACCTGTTTTGGCGTCAGACACAGTAAGTGTCTTCCAGGCACCAGCACCTTCAACAGAATATGTGTTTCCTTTTGTGGTAACATCAGCTGAAGATCTGAGCAAGTCAGTTATCTGCTCATGCTCTTTGACACCTACACCGAAGTGAATCTCGAACTGGCAAGACCTAAATGGAGGCGCAACCTTATTCTTAATCGTCTTTGCAGATACATTGATTCCTACGACATCACCCTTCTTGTTCTTGATTGGAGAACCAGCACCCAACTTAATTCGGGTAGAAGAGTGAAAAGGAATTGCCATACCACCTGGAGTCGTAGTAGGATCGCCGTACATGACACCGATCTTGGTACGTGTTTGGTTAAGACATATGAAAAGAGTATTAGTATTTCCAATAACTTGAGTAATCTTTCTCATGCCCCTGGAAATAGAGCGTGCCTGAAGCCCGATCGTATCTTTGTCATAATCACCTGTCAGCTCAGCTTTTGGTGAGGAGGCTGCAACGGAGTCCCAAACAATAGTGATAGGAACATCCTTGTTCAATCCACGCGCTTTTGTAATCGTTGACTCAGCGACCTCAAATACTTCTTCGGTGCACGCAGTCTCAATAAAGACAAAACGCTTAGAAACATCAATTCCAAGCAGCCCTAAGTTCTCAACAGACGTCCCGTTCTCGGTGTCGATATAAACCACAATACCCCCCATCGCCTGCGTATTGCGGGCGATTTGGAGGGCAATGTGGGACTTACCGATCGAAGGTGGGCCGAAGATCTCTACAATTCTTCCGCAAGGAAGACCGCCGCCTTTTCGATTAGCAGCAATGTAATCAAGCTGGCGAATTCCAGTAGAGACCCAAGCCTTTACGTGTGTTGGAGACTCATCAACGCTGAGATTGTAGGCGATACGACTACCGTGATCCTTGTTAAGCGATTTAATCAAGTCAGAGGTGAAGTCATCAGTCTCTGGGCTCTTTGCAGTCTTTTTTCTCGCCATACGTCACCTCAACCTTCTAGAAGATCGGCAAATGCTTCATCAAGAGAAGTGTATTGCTTACCCTCTTCTTGCGTACTCTTCTGACTGGTGGTTGTGGTATCAGTCGTCGTAGTATTGGTTGTGGTGGTCGTCGTGGCCTGCTCGGTTCCGTCTGAGGAGGACGATCCATTGAGCCAGTCATTCACCTTCTTCTCAATCTCTTCATAGGACTCGAGACTATACAGCTCATCGAGGTTCGGGAGATTGTCCAGCAAATTCTGGGATTGGGTGTCATCATCAGACAGGTGCGTTTGCTTCCCGCGAGGCATGACTGTGGTGGTAGCCCAGTTTTGACCTGGCTGCTTGGTGATGGTAACCTTCACATCACGACCCTCCAAAGGATCGGTGATGTCTCCATAATCGGGATCAAGCATGATAGAAAGCAGATCCTGGTAGACACGCTTACCGAAGGACCAGAGTTGAGTACCCTTGTCTTCTTCACCTCGAACCACAACAGGGGCATAAGCACGCATCTTGGGATACAGGCGCTTGCACAGCTCAGCAGACTCAGGGGTACCGTCGTCACGCAGCTTGTTGATCAGCTCCTGGATGGGATCAGGCTTACCGAACTGCTTGGGTGCGAGGATACCGCGATTCTCACCGATGTTGTAGTAGAACCAGCGCTCCTTGAAAGGTTGACCGTCGGAATCTTTCCACGGCAGCAAGCGAATGGTGTATTCGCCCTCATCGGGACGCCAAAAGATCGAGCTTCTCTTAGGACCGTTCCCAGAGAGCTGTGCGACCTTACGTCGAATTGCATCAAAATCAAGTGCCATTTTTGTCTCCTTATTTCTGGCAGTTTGTATGTAGTAAATTTACACACAAAATCGCAGATGTTCAAGGGAGACTGTAATTATTTTTCGTTTCTTTGGCGGGACAAGATGCGGGCGTTCAACTTCACGGGACGGCCACCATACATCTTAGCTGTGAACTCCCCGCGGGACTTCAGCGTGGAGGGATGGTTAGACGCACCCAAAGGCAGGGAGTATCCAGCGACGGCAGCGGAACCGGAGAACTCATCCATGTCCTGGCGATTTTCCTCGTTCTCTTCCTCGTCCTCATCCATGAGCTCAACTGAGTAAGCAGCGACATCTGCAGGCATCTTTCTCTTACGGGCCTCTGTGATCTCATGCTGGATCATCTCTCGGATCAGTTCTCTCAATGCTTGCTCTTCCATGCTTTGCTCCTTAGACTCATGTATGCCGGTAGCTCCGATCATGCCTTTGCCCCCGCCTTTCTTGATGTATATGCGCTTCATGGAGGTCTTGTAGTTTCCGGCTTTGCCGGGCGGGCCATCCATCTTCTTGAAGTCTTCCTTGTCTTCGTCGGTGTAGTGGACTAGAGATCCGTCACCCATACGTCCCATGATGGAAGCTGTGTACTGGCCCGTCTGGCCCGTTCGCGGCCACGCTTGGGGCAAGTTTCCTAACCTGTGCGCGTCGGGTGGGGCGATCCGGTGAGAAGTTCCGTGAGCTCCTGTCTGTGCTAGACCGGATCGTCTCTCGTGACCCCTCTTGATGTACTTTGGTTGAAAGCGCTTCTTCATAACGTTGTATAAGTATGCTTCAAGTAGAGAAAGGGTTCATCTCTCTCGATCTGCTGCCATGACCAGTTTGTTAGCAGAAGAGATCACCAGGGCGAGGGTCGGTTCCCGCATGGAGTAGAGTCGTGTGTCGTCTGTGAGTCCGTCGGCCAGAAGAATAGCCAGCCACTCCTCTTGAGTCAAGTCAACCCCAAACTTTTGTAAGAGGTAGAGAGATCTGTGTGTAGCGCGCATGTGTCGAAGCTCTGGATTGAACTTGTAGTTCTCGCCGAGCTTGTCACGTCGCCAGTCGTTGTCCTGGGGCAAGTAGAGGTCTTGATTCTCGTCTCCGACTTTTCCAATGAGGCAAAACAGAGAGCACAGGATGATGGACTCCTTCGGGAGTTTAGCATCGTGTGCTTTTACTAATTTATAAGAAGCGTCAAGAATCTTTAATGCATGATCTAAAAGTCCACCGGGAAAAGAATTGAAATATTCTGTTCTCTCTGAGGATGGGCAAGTTACTAGCCTCTCTTCTATGTGCGTCAAAAGATTGATAGCAGCTTGTGATCTGTCGCCTAGTTTCTCGCAAAGAGACTTAAACATCTCATAATCTCGCTGCATCTTCTCAATATTCATTTCAATAGTCAATTTACCAACTCTTTCTTAATGTAAAAGTGTGCGTCCAAATTATCTGCCTTGCTACCCACTTCGCACAAGGTGTCTAAAAACTTTACTTCATCGGGAGGACAATCTATAAGAAGCGCATCATGAAGAATGAAAACAGGTCTCATGCTCTTGCCGTGATCCTCAATAGTTTGAATCATTCTTCGAAACCCTTGCAAGGCAACGTCGACGGCAGTTGACTGGATAAGATTGTTGTATAAGACGTGCTCTGAGTCGTTTCGAACCCGAATATTTCTACCGTAATAATTTTGAATAAATCCTGATGTTGCTTGCTTTGATAGTTCTTCTCTTATTATTTTCGCCCCAAAGAAACTATCGAGACTGTTCATTGTCTCTGCGGGATCTAGTATGGTTCCTGATAAGATATCTTTCACTCTCTTTTGTCCCATACCATATAGCAATGCGATCGTGAGAAGCTTAGCGGATTCTCTGCCAACCCTGTTATCGAGAATGTTATTGGCAACATTGTTGTAGATATCTTTGGGTGGATTATGCCCGATCATTGAAAGAGCAACTCTTGGCTCAAGGCTCGTGTAGTCAAGCTGAACTATTCGTCCTTTATCGAACCTAGAGGTCAAGATAGCACGATGCTCTTTTTTAAGAGTTAGGATTTGCGGGCCTTTTCGAATAGTCAATCGCCCTGTATTGGTAGAAGTAAATCCATAAACAGGCCTTTTTGAAAATCCGTCCGTCGGAGAAAAGCTTTGAATAACATTTTTATTAGGTGTTAAAGGATCTGCCATAAGACTTTGATATGAGATGCCATCAATCTTAACAGGTGAGAGTTTCTGGGATGCTCTCTGTGCTTTAATTAGATAGTTTTGATAGTATTCATACTGGTCGCTAGATGAAATTGATCTGGAGTCATCTACGATCCTCTGGATAAACCTTTTAAAAACCTTGGCAGGAACAGCTTGATGCCACGGAATATTCTCTTCAATTCCTGCTACTTTTAATGCGTCAACATATTGTTTTCCTGGAGACAGAACCAGCTCGCTTCCCATTAGCTCACTAACTGTGACAAAAGGATCATGCTCTGAGAATCCTACTGGGAAGCAACTTCCGGGCAAGGCCGCGGTCCACACTATCTCGCCACTCTCTTTTGAAAGCATGTGCAAGTTTGTACCGAGGACTTTTTTACTGATGCAGACATCCATGCATGTATTATATTGTCAAGAATCAGGGTTTACACTTTATTTTGTGTCATCATCCTTGTTCTTGTCAATGTAATCGATTGCGTTCTTGAGAGTCTTGTATGTACTTCTATACTTCCCGTCGGCAAGAAGGGATGACATATTCAAGCTTGTCGTAAACCTACCTGGTGAGATGTTGTGTGTGACGCCCCTGGCGTAGTACAGGTTATCAACGGACGTTCCTGTTTTAAAATCTATGAACATGTTAGTTCTGTATCGTAGGAGAGGACATCCCATAGTTGTCATGCTTAATGAGTTAGGCTTTGTAAAAATTGGTAAACCGTTTGAACCTAGGCCGCTAGCTGATCTTTCGGGATTTCTGCCAGCTTGCGACAAAACAACATTCACAAAATCTTTATTTTGATTAGTTCTGAATGATGCATCAATTATGGCTGACGCTTCGGTGCCGTACTCGATGAAGGGATACTCACCTGCAATTTTCTTTTTTATCGTCTCATAGGGAAGGTCGATGATAAAATCTTGAATATTTCCGTCAACACCTGCTTCTCTAACTACCTTCAAACCTTTGGGGTTTGATTTTATAAGCTCATCTATGAGTCGATTGAGAGTCTTAGCTCGGGCGTCTGGCTTAGACGCGGGTGCATCTTTGTTTCTTCCTGCCATAGTATTTTTTATGGCTGATAAAGTGTTGAGCCCTTCCAAAGAAGCATTCAATAGATTCTCATATGGCTCTTGACGACCAGCTTGTGTGTCATAAACGTGTATTCTTAAAATCGTATCTTTTTCTGCAGATTTTCTAGACTCGTTAGCAGTTGGAATTCTTGGGATTGCTTCAAACTCCAAAGCAATTTTAGGAAACATGAAATCTGATGTCTTTTCATTGATAGTTTTGATCTTTTCTTTTTGCGCATCATTTAGCTTCTTTACGTTTGTCTCACCTTTGCCTACAGCTTCAACAACTGACTGTCGTTTTCCATTTACGATCTTTTGATAACCTTCATCAGAACTATCGATCAAATCATATTGAGGAGCTCCGATAAAATTAACAAAATTTGACATAATGAACTTAATAAGCGCCTCTACGGGTATGTCTGCAGTTCTGTGTGTCTGCATAAGATAGTTTACACCTTCTCTAAGGTCGTTTCTATCCATAAGAAACTCTGCAGTTGTTAAGTTACCTGCTGCGTTGAAAACTTGACTACTTGGACGTGATGAGAATGGATAGAAATAAAACTGCACCTCGGAATAGTTTCCAGTCTCAAGAAGAGGATTTCCTACTAGCGATCCTAAAACCTTCCCAAGCGAAACATAAGGAACTTTAGCAAAATCGACCTCAGTTAGATCAAACTTCATCCCGCCGGGACCATCTACTTGACCTACAACTTTAGTAAAATTGCCGTAGAGACCTAAGTCAGGTGATTTTTCCAAGGCTGCATCTAAAAAAGGGTCACTGACTTTTTTGTTACTTATAGTAAAATTATCAAACAAAAGCTTTATAACATCATCAGTCGCGCGAGTCAGTTTACCTCGCTGCCTTTGAAAATTAACCAACTCTTCTTGAAGCTGTTTTGCACTAGCGTTATAGTTTTCATTTTTATTCTTAGACGCTTCCTCAAGTTTGTCAATAACCTTTTGCAATCCTTTTGGATTAAACGCCAATATTGACTTGCCTAGAGCAGAAACATCGACAAGATCAGGTGAGATCTCTTTGCCCACTCCTTTTCGGCCAGCAATTTTTAAAACAGTTTTTTCTATCTTAGAAAGAAGCCTAGACTCATTCTTAAAGTATTCATTATTGTCAATTGAAGTCAGTTCAGCATTTCGATCACCGAGATCTATTATTGATAAGTCAATCTCGACCTCTCCGTTTTGAGTAAATCTTAAGTCACTATTGTAAAGCTTCCATTTACTCTTTCTTCTAAGACTATTTAAAAAGTCTGCATAATCGTTCTTTCCAGAATCTGCATCGGGATGTATCCAGCCATACTCAATAAAAATATGATTTGACCCATAGTTGTCAGGCCTAATTAAAGCTGAAATCTCATGAAGACGAGATCGATCATGAAGAACGATAGAAAGATTTCCTGTTGCTTTCTGATAATAGCCACCTGCAACTGGTTGCAAATTCACAGCAAAGCTTTTAATAGACATAAAGGGCCTGAACTGGTCTAAGATTGGCTCAACCCGCGATCCTCCTGCACCGTCGGTTGACGGAATTAAAGTCTGGGGTGTTGTGAACATCTCCATGCCAAAAGTAGAATTTCCCTGGTCAATAAAACCAGATTCTTTGAGATTAGAAGGCACACTCTGTGCAAGGGTTGCATTTGCTGATTTAGCGCCTGGCTTGGATGCTCCTTCAAGAGACTTATACAGACTTAGCGAAAGAGCATTTCCTTCTCGATCTAAAGCGCTTTCTCCTGTCTCAAAAACGACATCAAGAAAAGGCATACATCTGGAGAATTCCAGTGTGGGAATACTGTTCATGAAAATAGCGATCTCATCAATATTCGAAACGATAGGTGTATAGTTCCCATTGAGAACGTTTACAAAATGCATCTGCCTGCCTCTATCGTTACTCCAGTCAGACTCAGGTATAAATCTTTCAGGTAAGTGAGCAGGTCTTTTCTCTTTTCTAAATTTTATTCTTGGGATGGCGTCTCTAGTTGTAAAAACATTGTTTGGATCAGCGACTTCAGGAACTTTGATCTGAGCTTGAAACTTTTCTGGATTTAATTTTTCGTCAAATCCGAAAACAAATTCAAAATCATTTTTTAAATCTCTTAAAAAGTCTTTGTCATTGCTTCCTAGCGAAGTCAGCGAATTTGCAATATCTCTCATAGATCTTGCGCCGTCGGTGTCATAAGTCAATAAATCTTGGACTTGCTTTAGCTTTGAAGTTCCGTCTTTCTCATCATTTGTTATAGCAACTCCAGGCTTAAGCTGAATCCCACCGGACTGCCCTAGTATTCCGCCGTATCCTGTAGACGCCTTTATCTTCTTGGCAGCCTCTTTCATCTTTCGATGATTGGACCCGCCTATGACGCCTACTTTATTGCTCATCCTACCAGATCTCCGATCTGAGATAAATCAGTTGGTATGCTTAGCTCGGTTCCAGCAGGAACTTGAAGACCCCACCCGATGTTGCTTGCCGCGGCGATTACCCACCACAACCTAGAATCACCATAAGCTTGACCTGCGACTGTGTCTAACCTTTGGCCTTCTGACAGTATTCTTGTCTGGAGACTTATCTCACCTCGTCTTACAGCTTGCCTAATCGCATTTACTGCAGTTGCTGTTCCAAAAGCACGACCTGCCAGAATTGTACCATCTCTATTGTATCTACTAATTGCCATCGGTCTTCCTTTACAGCAAGTTTCTTAACAGGACATCAACAACTGCACCAGAATCAATCTGGTTTCTTTTTGCTGCGACTTCGACGGTGTCGCTAATGTAATTAGAATCTCCTGCGAATCGAAGTAACTCAGAAGCGCCCATGGGCCCTGCGTCTTGGAATGCTTCAACTATTTCTGCTGCGCCGCCGACTTGCCTTGTGCCTGCGATTCTGAGTTACTTCGATTCGCAGGAGATTCTAAT